TATGACGCGCTGATCTGCGACGGCGCCGTGCGTTCCGGCAAGACCTCCATCATGATGTGGGCGTTCGTCCGCTGGGCGATGGAGAATTTCAGCGGTCAGCGCTTCGGTGTGTGTGGCCGCACGGTGGATAGCTGTACCAAGAATATCATCGTGCCGTTTACGGCGATGAGCCTTGCAAAGGAACGTTATATCATCCGCTGGCGGCGCGGCGACAAGGTTATGGAAGTTCGACGCGGAGCCGTGACGAATTACTTTGAAGTGTTCGGCGGCAAGGACGAGGCCAGCTATACGCTGATACAGGGCCGCACGCTGGCGGGTGTGCTGCTGGACGAAGTGGTGCTGATGCCGCGCTCGTTCGTGGAACAGGCTTTGACCCGCTGCTCCGTTGACGGTGCAAAGCTGTGGTTTTCTTGTAACCCGGGAAGTCCGCAGCACTGGTTTTATACAGAGTGGATACAGCGGCATAGTGAGCGGAACGCGCTGTATCTGCATTTTGAAATGACGGACAACCCCGGCTTGTCTCAAAAGACGCTGGAACGCTATCAGGCAATGTTTTCCGGCGTGTTCTACGACCGCTATATTCGCGGCATGTGGGTGGTGGCCGAGGGGCTGATCTATCCCATGTTTGACGAGAGCTGCATTGTGGACGAGCTGCCGGAAACGGGAGAATACTATGTGTCCTGCGACTATGGAACGCTTAACCCGTTTTCCGCAGGGTTGTGGCGTTGGGACGGGAAGACGGCCACGCGCATCCGGGAGTATTACTATTCCGGGCGCGAGAACCAGAAGAACAAGACAGATGAGGAATACGCCGATGAAATTAAAAAGCTCGTCGGCGATGCGGACGTCAAAAGCGTTATCGTTGACCCGTCTGCCGCTTCGTTTATCGAGGTTTTGCGGCGGCGTGGGTATATGGTGCGAAAGGCCAACAACGACGTAACCAACGGAATTATGACTACGGCGCGGTTTTTGCAGGACGGCGTAATCAAAATACACCGAGATTGCAAAGACTGCATTCGGGAGTTTGGGCTATATCGGTGGGACGAAAAAGCTGCCGATGACAGACCAATCAAGGAAAATGACCACGCAATGGACGAAACACGGTATTTTGCTTATACGGTCCTGAAGAACAAGGCGTATCGGCGCGAGTATACACCACTTTGGAACAGATAGGACGGTGAGCGGCTATCAAAACATATAACGATCTTGTGGCGGTCGGTGAAAACGAGCAGGCGCGCATTGAGTTTATCCGCAGCGCGATCAATGACCACCGCGAGAGCACGGTGTATAAAACGGCGGTGGATGCGGAGGCGTACTATGACGGCTTGAACCCGACCATTAACCGCTATGAGAAGATCATCTATGATATGCAGGGGCGCAGCCACACGGATATGTGGACGGCAAACCACAAGCTGGCCAGCCGGTTCTTCGGCCTGGCGGTCGATCAGGAGGTTTCCTATCTTCTGGGTAACGGCGTAACCTTTGCAGAAAAGGAAACGCCGAACAAGCTATGCTCGGACTTCGACCAGGAAGTCATGGATGCGGCGCGTGAGGCGAAAATCGCGGGCGTGTCCTTCGGTTTCTGGGATCTGACGCATTTACGCGTGTTCTCTCTGCTTGAGTTTGTTCCTCTCTATGATGAGGAAGACGGTGCAATGAAAGCCGGTATCCGGTTCTGGCAGGTGGCACAGGATAAGCCTCTGAGAGCGACGCTGTACGAGATTGACGGCTTTACCGAGTATTTCCAGCCCAGCGGCGAGGATATGGCCGTCATGCAACCGAAGCGCAGTTATAAGCTGATCGAGCGCAAGGCGGAGGTCGGCGAAACCGAAATCTATGACGGGGGGAATTATCCGAGTTTCCCCATCGTGCCGCTGAAAAACAATAAGCGGTGTCTATCCGAAATTGTCGGCAAGCGCAACACCATTGACGCGCTCGACCTTGCGTCCTCTAACATGGTTAACAATGTGGACGAGGGCAATTTGATCTATTGGGTGCTGTCCAACTGCAACGGCATGGATGATCTGGACGACGCCCGATTTATCGAGCGGCTGAAAACCACGCACGTTGCCCACGCCAACGGCGACGACGGTGCGAAGGTGGAGAGCAAGACCATCGAGGCCCCGTATGAGGGCACGAGCAGCACCATTGATATGCTGAAAAAGAAGCTCTATGAAGATTTCCAGTGCTTCGACGCTGCGGCGGTATCTGCGGGCAATCAGACGGCAACCGCAATCAAGGCCAGCTATGTGCCGCTGGATTTGAAAACAGACAAGTTTGAATCCGAGGTCACGCGGTTTATTGTGGAAATTTTGCGCCTGGCAGGCATTGATGATCAGCCGAGCTACACGCGCAATCAGATCATCAACAAGAGCGAGGAGACGCAGAACATCCTTCTGGGTGCGGCGTACTACGATGACGAATACATCACAAAGAAGCTGCTGACCATCAACGGCGATATTGACCAGTACGAGGACATGGCGAAGCGCAAAGCGGCAGAAGAGATTGACCGGAGCTTTGCGGAACCGGATGCGCCGGAGGTGAACGGCGATGGCGAACAGTGACCTCGGCCACAAGCTGACAGACAAGGAGCTTGAAAAACTGGAAAGGCGCATTGCAAAGCTATACCGCGAGGCAGGGAAAGAGCTGCAAGCGACCATCGACGCATATTTTGAGCAATTCAAAAAGCGCGACGAGGAAATGAAAGCTCTGATCGGCACCGTGCAGAACGGTAAGGAGTGGACGGAGGCCGACTATAAGCAATGGCGGCTCAACCAGATCGGGCGCGGGGAACGCTATCAGGCCATGCGTGACAAAGTGGCACACCGCGTGACCGATGCAAACGCCGTTGCGGTGTCCTATACCAACGATGCGACGCCCGGTATCTACTCCCTCAACCGCAACTATTCGGCCTATACCATCGAGCAGGTCGCGGGCAACGTCGGCTTTGACCTGTGGGACGAGCAGACGGTCAAGCGGCTCATGGTAGAGCAGCCCGATTTAATGCCATATTACCCGCCGAAACGCGCCTTAAAGCGTGGTATAGACCTCGCGTATGGCAAGAAGCAAATTACCAAGAGCGTCACCAGCTCCATCTTACAGGGGAAAAGCATCAAGCACATGGCGGATGACCTGCAAATGCGGATCACCACCATGAGCCGTGATTCCGCCATCCGCACCGCCCGTACAGCCGTGACCGGCGCGCAGAACGCCGGACGCATGGACAGCTACGCGGCGGCGGAGAAGATGGGCATTAAGCTCAAGAAACGTTGGCTCGCGACGCTGGACAGCAGAACACGCCACTCTCATGCCGTGCTTGACGGCGAACAAGTGGCGCAGGACAAGAAGTTTTCTAACGGTTGTCGTTTTCCCGGCGACCCACAAGGGCCACCGTGGGAGATATATAACTGCCGCTGTACGCTGATTGCCGCCGTGGAGGGTGTAGATACCTCTACTGCGCAGAGACGCGCCAGAAACGCCGATACAGGGCAAACAGAGGTTATTTCGAATATGTCCTATGCGGAATGGGCGGGGTGGAAAAAGGATACAAAGCAAGTTGCAAGTGCGGCAAAATCTGCTATAATAGAAGAAAGCAAGCCGTTGCCAATCACTATTTCGGATTGCACCACGGAGACGCGGAAATATGATTTTAGTGATGGAACGGAAAACGGGACGAGAAAATCCGCAAATGCCACGGTTTATAAAACTCCAGACGGAACAGAGTTTGTATTTCCGGTGAGCTACAACAAAGCGCACCAGACGATGACCCCAGAGAAAGCGGTTGAGCTTTGGAGTAAGGTTCCGGAAAAATTGCGGAATATGGGGCAAAAACAAATCATATTCCAAGATGTTCATAATCCGCAAGACAAATACTGGAGAAAGCGATACAAGAAATTCCGAGGCAGTTATGCTACGGGCGGGGATGACATCAATTTTTGGCGTTATGATTATCCACATAACGACGATTATGTTGTGCGAACGTATTGCCATGAAATCGGGCATAAAGTTGACACGGACAATAGCGTAAATGGCACACGCTTCTCGGAGTACACATGGTGGACGGATGCAATGGCCGAGGATAAGAAGGTATCCGGTCAAAAATCGGTTACAGTCTACGGAGAAAACGCCAATTCCGAGGATTTTGCGGAAAGCATGGCCGAATTTGTTAAAAATCCGGACGCATTTAGAAAGAAGTTCCCAAACAGAGCAAAAATTATTGATATTTTCTTGAGATAAGGCGGTGAGCGCTTATGAAAACAAAAAAGTTCTATGATGACAATGGGAAACTTGTTAAAGAGCGCGTTTACGGGAAAACACCGTCCGGTGGCGATTATTCGGAAATCTGCTATATTGGCAACAATCGAATGGTTATCAGAGAGTGCAAGGAGGATGGTACGCTTATTGCTGAAACATGGGGTGAGCAATGAGCGTTACAATTCAAGATCACAGCGCGGAGGTTTCTGCTGAGATCAAGGCGGCGCTGCTGCGGGGGCTTGAAAAGGTCGGTCTGGTGGCAGAGGGATATGCAAAAAAGCTGTGCCCCGTTGACACCGGCAATCTGCGCAACAGCATTACCTATGTGGTAGACGAGCAGGAACCGGCGGCGATCATCGGCACGAACAATGAATATGCCGCTTACGTTGAGCTTGGCACTGGCATTTACGCCGAAGGCGGCGGCGGACGGCCTACACCGTGGGTATACCAAGACGCAAAGGGCAATTGGCATTACACACGAGGTAACAAGGCACAGCCATTCCTAAAGCCCGCTGCCGCCGACCATGCGGGGCAGTATCGGGACATTTTGGAAAGCGAGCTGAAAAATGGATAATGAAACCATCAAGGCCATTGAAGCCATCATCAAGCGCGGCAACGACGCAGAGATACGTCGAAAAGGCGATAGGTACATTGTCTTGGAGGTCAAAAAAACAATCAAATACAGCACTCCTGCGTAGAAGAAAACCGCCCCGGTTAAGGGGCGGGGTTTTGAGTTAAAAACCGAGTTTCGTTTGACGATTGATCTCGTAAGCAACTCCTGCATCATAAGCCTTGATAATAGGCAACAAGCCGTTTTTCACTTCTTCCATGAGGCCCCACATTGCGTCGCTTTTGCAAGCGGGAATAATTTTCTTTTTCTCGTGCGCCTCCTTGATGCCAATTTCATAAGCTTTTACTTCAACGGCGGTCATGTCAAATTCCTTTCCGGCTTTCGCCTGTCACATTTGTTCCTTGTGAGTATAGGATACTATAAGTTTACTTATATTTCAAGATGGGATATTCCACAATAAATTGGAGATTGGATTGTTGAAAATGTATAAGTTGACTTATTGCAAAAAATGTGATACCATGTTGCAAAAGGAGGATTGCAGCATGGCAACAGAGGCGCAGATAAGGGCAAGCACGAAGTATAACCGAAAACAGGACACTATAACGGTGAGGGTAGATAAAGAAACCGGCAAAAAAATACGCGATGCCGCAGAACGGCAAGGCGTAAGCGTAAAAGAGTTTATTCTTGCGGCGGTAATGCCGCACGTTGATGATAAGTAAATAACATCTTCCGCGTAATTGGGCGCGGGAAAGGGCAATAGGAGCCAGCTACCGAGTTTTTCTCGGGGGTTGGCTCTTTTGTTTTAGGTAAAACCCGCGAGGCACAGCGGTTTTTATACAACGTTCGCCCCCGAAGAATTGGGGCCAAGGAAAAGGAGAACGAATAACATGGCGAAATTTACGAGAGCGGAAATCAGAAATATTCTCGGCGAGGCTTGCACCGAAGAGATCGAAAATCGCTTGGTTGCGCTGCATCTGGGCGTGGTCGACCCCCTCAAGGACGATCTCACGAAGTACAAGGCGGACGCAGAGAAGCTACCCGGCGTCCAGAAGGAATTGGACGACCTCAAGGCAGCGGGTGACGGCGGCTATAAGGAAAAGTACGAGAAGGAACACTCGGCCTTTGAAACTTACAAATCCGACGTCACGGCAAAGGAAAGCAAGGCGGCAAAGGAAAAGGCCGTGCGCGCTTACTTTGAGAGTAAAAACATCACCGGCGCGAATCTCGACCTTGCGATGCGCGGCTGCGGCGAGGAAATGGCCGCATTGGAGCTGGACGGCGAGAAGATTAAGGACACCAAGGCCCTCGATTTACTCGTGGACGGCACCTACAAGGGGCTGGTCTCCACCACGCAGACGCACGGCGCGAATCCCGCCACTCCCCCGGCGAATACTGGCGGCGGCGCAATGACTAAAGATCAGATCATGCAGATCAAGGACAGGTCGGAGCGCCGCGCGGCGATCGCTGCAAACATCAATCTTTTTGGAAATAAGAACGGAGGCTAATTATGGCTGCTGAAACCAATCTGATCAAGAAAAATGACCTCGCCCGCGTGCGCGAGATCGAATTTACCGAAATGTTCGGTTACTCCATCAAGAAGCTGATGGAGGCCTTGGGTGTGACCCGTAAGATCGCCAAGCAGGCCGGTACTGTGCTTAAGAGCTACAAGGCGACCGGCACGCTCGAGAGCGGCGTTGTGGCCGAGGGTGACACCATCCCCCTTTCCCACTACAAGACCGAGGCCGTGAACTACAAGGAGATCACGCTCAAGAAGTGGCGCAAGGCTACCTCTGCTGAGGCGATCACCGACCGCGGCTACGATCAGGCGGTGGAAATGACCACCGACGAAATGCTCAAGGACGTGCAGAAGGGCATCCGCAAGAGCTTCTTTGACTTCCTCTCGACCGGCACCGGCGCGGTGAGCGGCAAGAACTTCCAGACTGTTCTTGCGCAGGCGTGGGGCAATCTGCAGGTCCTTTTCGAGGACGACGAGATCGGCGCGGTCTACTTCATGAATCCGCTGGACGTTGCGGATTACCTGTCTACGGCCAACATCACCGTGCAGACCGCGTTCGGCATGAGCTACGTCGAGAACTTCCTCGGCCTCGGAACCCTTATCATGAACGCCAGCGTTCCCAAGGGCAAGGTTTACGCCACCGCCAAGGACAACATCGTGCTGTACTACATTCCCGTCAACGGCGCTGACCTTCAGGAGGTATTTACCTTTACCACAGACGCCACCGGCTACATCGGCATCCATGAGGAGCCTGATTATACCAATATGACCGCCTCTGACACGGTTATCAACGGTATGGAGCTGTTTGCCGAGCGCATTGACGGCGTGGTCGTCGGCATTATCGACAACGGCACGCTCGGTTCCCTGACGGTCACCTCTGCCGCTGGCTCCAAGAGCGGCGATACCAAGCTAACCGTATCTCCGAAAAAGGCTGCGGCGGGTAACAAGTATAAGTATGCGTCCGGTGCCTCTGCCGCGACCGTCGCTTACGGCGACAACGTTGCCGGTTGGAACGATTGGGACGGCAAGAGCGACCTGACCATTGCGACCGGACAGACCGTGACCGTGGTCGAGTGCGACGGCAACTACCACGCGCTCAAGAGCGGCAACGCGAGCGTGACCGCAAAGTGATAAGGGGGGCAGCGTGATGCTTGAACAGGTCTTACGGCACTTGAACAACTGGTTCCTTGTGGACATTCACGAGGGCACGTTCACCGTGGAGAATGGCAGCATTACGCTGCCCTTTCTCCAAACCAATCAATATTTCCGCATTTGCGGCTCCGTGTTCAACGATGGCCTACACCTGTATCCGGCGGTTGACCTGACGGATGAAACATTCACCGGTACGGTGTGGGCGCTGGCGATTCCGAAGGCGGTTGTGACGCTTTCTATCGACATTGCCGCGTGGGAGAAAAAGAACGGTGAAGCCGTTTTAAGCCCCTACACGAGCGAGAGTTTCGGCGGGTACAGTTACACTAAGGCAAGCGGTGGGAAGGCCGACGCAAGCGCTGTGACGGGCTGGCAGGATGCTTTTAAGGGCCGATTGAATGACTGGCGGAAGCTCAAGGGGGTGGAGCCGTAATGCTGTTGGATGCGTTTGGTAAAAAGTGCGTGCTGATTGAAAAGAAACGCACGGGCGACGGCGCTGGCGGCTATATCACGGAATGGGTTGAAGGCGCTGAGTTTCTCAACTATCAGGCGCTTGACACTTCGATGGAGGCCCGGAGGGCGGAACAGGAGGGCGTGACCTCGGTGTATTCCGCACTGGTCAACCGGGACGTGCCCATTGAGTACAACGATTATTTTCGGGATAAGGAAACGGGGCTGACTTATCGGGTGACGTCAAACCCGGAGGAAAAGGCGGCTCCGAAATCTGCCGGACCGGCAATCCGGGCACTTAAATTCTTCACTGCGGAGCGAAAGGAGCTGCCGAAATGACAAAGGACAAGGCGCTCCATGCGTGGTTTTCTCGCTTCCTCCCGGCATACCCAACCTCCAACGTGCCAGATGACGCGGTTTTCCCGTGGCTGACCTATGAGCTTATCACAGGGTCATGGGAAAGCGGAGAAATTGCTCTGACGGTGAACCTCTGGTACTACACGGAGGGCGAAGCGGTTCCCAACGCCAAGGCACAGGAAATCTCTGACGCCATCGGCATGGGCGGCGCGTTTGTGCCTTATGACGGAGGCGCGATGTGGATCAAGCGCGGGTCCCCGTGGTGCCAGAACATCGCGGACGAGAGCGATAAAAACATCAAGCGGCGGTATCTCAACATCACGGTGGAATATCTGTCGCAAAACTGATGAAAGGACGAAACTATGAAATTCACAAAAATTCCTTCCGACGCATTTCAGAAATTGCAGATCAACGCCGGTATTCTGACCACCGATTTTACACCGGCCACCGGAACCATCGGAGAGGCGGGACAGATCGGCGCGACTACCGGCGGCGTGAATTTTACCGCAACGCCGACCTATTCGGACTTTGGCGAGGACATTGACAACTGCCCGAAGAACATGAAGGAGCTGAAACGGCTGGATTCGTGGGAGGCGAAGATGACGGGTACGTTCATCAACGCAGACACCAAGATTGCAAAGAGCCTTTGCGGTGCTGCCGATGTGGGCACCAGCGATGGAAAGGTCACGCCTCGGAACGATCTGTCGGACGCCGACTTTGCCGACATCTGGCTGGTGGGCGACTACTCCGACAAGAACGGCGATAAAAATGGCGGCTTCATCGCCATTCACCTGATGAATGCACTGTCCACCGGCGGCTTCCAGCTGCAGACCAGCGACAAGGCAAAGGGGCAGTTTGCATTTGAGTATACCGCTCACTACTCCATGGCGGCACAGGACACGGTCCCTTTTGAGATCTACATTAAGGCCGGTACGGCGGAGGGCTGATATGAAACTTTCCGACATTCATGGCGAGCGGGTGTTTGATGTTATCGCAGATATCATTGACCCCATTGCCAACATCGCAGAGGACGAAAAGGCATCCGCCATGTTTCGGCGTGAAAAGATCCCCGAGGGAATGACGGCGAAGGAGTTTGCAATGCAGCGGGCGCGTAAAGCGCTCCCTGCACTGCTCAAGGGACACAAGGGCGACATCATCGCTATCCTTGCCTCTATTGAGGGCGTGAGTGCAGAAGCCTACAAGGGGACGCTGAATCTCGCAAAACTGATGCGGGACGCAACAGAACTTCTGACGGATGAGGCGTTTGGAGAACTTTTTATCTCAGCGCAGAGCGGGAAATCCTCCGGCTCTGCGCAGGAGAATACCAAGGGCGAAAACAAGTAAAGCCTTTCCTGCGGTACTGTGTGGCGCGGGCCAAAGAGAGAGCGAAAACCGAGGCATACCGCATCTATGTGACCGACGCGCTGCGAATTGTGGCCGAAAACACGGCACGATATGCGGGCGGGAACTACATCAAGGCGCGATACGCGGACATTATTGAGCCGAAGAAGCAGGACAACAGGACATGTGAAGAGATCACCGCCGATGTGGTCGCGCGGTGCGGATTGGTGGTGAAAGCATGAATTTAATGGACCTGTTTATCAAGGTCACTGTGGACGATAGCGGCGTGGACAGTGGGTTTTCCGAGACAGGGCAAAAAGCGGATGCGTTGGCAAGCAAACTGAAAGGCGGGCTTGCAACGGCGGCGAAGACTGGTGCAGCTGCTTTAACGGCAGCTGCAACCGGCATCTCCATATTGACAAAAAAATCCATTGACGGATACGCAGAATACGAGCAGCTTGTCGGAGGCGTAGAGACGCTGTTCAAGAACTCTGCCGATCAAGTCATAGAATACGCAAACCACGCGTATGAAACCGCAGGACTTTCCGCCAATAAGTACATGGACACGGTTACGTCATTTTCGGCGTCGCTGTTGCAAGGCCTTGGCGGTGACACAGAAAAGGCGGCGGAGGTAGCAAACCAGGCTGTCGTTGACATGGCGGATAACGCGAACAAAATGGGCACAAGTATGGAGATGATCCAGAACGCCTATCAAGGTTTTGCAAAGCAAAACTATACCATGCTGGATAACCTCAAACTCGGTTATGGTGGCACGGCGACAGAAATGGCGCGGCTCATCAACGATTCAGGGGTGTTGGGCGATACTGTCGAGGTCACAGCGGACACAGTCAATAGCGTTTCTTTCGACAAGATGATTGAAGCAATCCATGTGATCCAAGATCAAATGGGGATCACCGGGACAACGGCGGAGGAAGCGGCAAGCACTATCGAAGGCAGTGTTAACATGATGAAATCCGCTTGGTCAAACCTTGTAACCGGAATTGCAGATGATAACGCAGACCTTGACCAGCTGATTGAAAACTTTACCTATTCGGTTGGTAAAGCGGCCGAAAATATTCTTCCGCGTATTGAAAAAATTTTTACCGGGTTTGGGGATTTAATTACACGGCTTGCCCCGGTTATTTCCGAGCAGTTACCGTCGCTTGTTAGCTCTGTTTTGCCATCGCTTGTGAGTGCTGCCACTGCTTTGGTGCAGGGGGTTGTAGACGCAGCCCCCGGAATTGTTGCGGCACTTGCGGATATGGCCCCTGAAATTACGGGAGCAATTTTATCTGTTATTCCACAATTATTAGACGCAGGCGTGCAAATGCTGATTGCTTTGGTGCAAGGGATTGCTTCGGCCATGCCGGAAATTGCACCGCAGTTGGTTGATTGCGTGGTACAGATTGCGAGAATATTGACTCAGCCAGACACACTTGTTGCCCTTATTGAAGCAAGCACAATGTTTATTGTTGCGCTTGCAGAAGGCCTAATTGATAATCTACCAAAGCTTTTGGATGCAGCCCCTGAGATTATCAAAAACCTTGCATCCGCGTTTATCCAGTCCATAGGCTATATCGGAGAAGCCGCCATCGAAATCGGAATAGCCCTTGTCAAAGGAATCTGGGAAGGCATCAAGAGAATGGGCGATTGGCTAACAGGCATGGTAAAGGGCTTTTTTGACGGCATTGTGGATGGCGTAAAAGGCGTTCTCGGTATTCACTCACCGTCCCGCGTCTTCGCCGGGATCGGTGAGAACATGGCGCTTGGCTTGGGCGAGGGCTGGGATAACGAATACGGCAATATCAAGCGCAGCATTGCATCTGGCATGGACTTTGGAACGGCATCAGTCGATTTTGGAGCCTCCGGCGTCGCGGCGATCGGCAACTCTATTGCATCCGGTGTTGGTGCATTGGCGACCGGCAGCGTGGGAAGTATTGTAATCAATTTGACAACCGAACTTGACGGCGCGGTATTGGCGCGAAAAATGGTGCCGTATAACGCAGCGGAGGCATTAAGGAGCGGCGCATGAGTAAAACGATCAAAATCAACGGCATTGATTTTACATCCTACTTTACGCCGGTCGGCTACAAGGTGGGACACAAGAAAATTAAGGGGCCAAACGAGGGATACATGCTGGACGGCAGTTTCACGGAGGACGTGCTTGCAATCAAGGCAGTTATTACCTGTACGTGTATGCCTCTAACGGAAACGCAGCTGAACACGTTACTCGAGCAACTGTACAGTGGAAATCTGAGCGTATATTTTTTCGACACCCAAAGCGGAGGATATCGCACGGCAAACATGACGTGCGATCCTCCAGAGGGCGTTGACAGAGGAACCGGAACGAACGCTGCAGAATATTGGACGGGCATGGTGCTTGCGTTTACGGAGAAATGATATGAAGATCACCTACAAAAATTGGATGTTTGATTCTTCCCGAACGGAAAGAGCTGCGCCCACACAAGAGCAGTCATTAAGCTGCGAGAGTATTTCTGCCGATACACTTACAGCTATTGTGCGATGCGATGATCCTTCAATTATGGCGTTTCAGAAAAATGACGCAATCCGCTTCTGGGAAAATGATTCTGACGCATCAATGCAGACTTACTATTTACGGTCGATTGAGCGGACGGGCGCAACCGCATATAAAATTGTAGCGTGGTCTGCGGTCGGTTTATTGGCAACGATCCCGCATAAAGGCGGCATTTATACAGGGCAAACCGTTTCTGAGGTAATTTCCGATATTTGCGGTGCGGTTCCGGTTGTGGTCAAGAGCGTTTTTGCAAACGTTAAACTATACGGCTGGCTCCCGTATTGCCAGCCGAAAACAAACGGGCAAGGCAAAAGCGCAAGGGACAACCTGACGCAAGTGCTTTTTGCAATTGGCGCATATTTAACAACCGACCTAAACGGCGTTTTGCACATTGATTCCCTGTGGGACGGAACGGCGTCTGTGATTCAAGGCAACAGAATGTATTTGAACGGCGGAAAGGTTGGGTATAGCGACCCCATTTCCGCCGTGACGGTGACAGAGCACCAGTATGTGGCGGGGACGGAAACGAAGGAGTTGTTTTCCGGCACGGCGCAGAATGGCGATATCATCACATTCTCTGAGCCGATGCACTCCCTCTCCGCAACCGGCTTCACTATTCTGGAAAGCGGCGCGAACTACGCCAAGATTTCCGCAGGAACTGGCGCACTGACCGGCAAGGCGTATATCCACAACACCCGCTTAATCACTCAGCCTGTGACGGCAGGCGCGGCGGAAAACGTGAAGTCGGTTACGGATGCCACACTGGTATCTTTGGTGAATTCCTACGCCGTGGCGAAGCGTCTTGCGGACTATTACCGATGCCGCGAAACTATCACCAATGACATTGTAAGCGGGCACGAGAAACCGGGCCATGTTGTGAGCGTATATCATCCGTATGACAAGAAAATGGTTTCTGCGTGTATCCAGTCTCTTGACACCACCATGAGTGCGACGCTTAAAAGCAGCATGGAGGCACTGGTGGGCTTCACCCCGGCGCAGCCGGAATCTGCCGAATATTTTGACGAGCGGGTAGTCCTCACCGGCTCCGGCGAGTTCCAGATCCCGAAAGGCACCACAACGATCCACTATGTGATGATCTCCGCCGGGCAGGGCGGGCGCTGCGGAGAAAAAGGCGAACCCAGCGGAACAGCGCCGTATTTTACCCATAAAGATGAGCTGTGGGGGGACACAATAACAGGCTACGCGATGGGGCTGGGCGGCAAGGGCGGCCCCGGCGGCAAGGGCGGCATGGGCGGCAGGATCGTAGAAGGCGATCTCGACGTGTCCCAGTTGAAAAGCCTTGCCTATGATTGCGGGAAAAGCGGCAAGGGCGCCGAATTCAACCCGGACGATCTCCCCGGGATTGACGGCACGGATACGGTGTTCCACGGCATGACTACGGCGGGCGCGTCTGCCCCCGATTGGGGCTTCACGGATCCCATCACCGGGGAGCAATTCGGCGGCGTCGGTGAGGACGGCCTCCCCGGCGGAGACGGCGCCGGACGTGATCCGGCTGTGAGTGAGTACACAGATGATAGCGTCCAGCAATACGTCAATGGCACGATTGCTTATGACGAGGACGAGAACGCATTCACCCCCGGCCCTGTGGCTGGCAGCGATGGGAAAATCAGCATGACCAGAATCGCATCAACAAGCACCCCGCGCAGTTTCGGCTGGTACAGCTCCGGTCTGGGCGGCGGCCCGGCGGCGGGAGCCAGCGGCAAAGCCGGATCCTCCGGACGCGGCCTGCCGGGCGAGACAACCGTTGATGTGACCGGCGGCTCCGGTGCGGACGGCATGACGGCCACGCTCACCCCCTCCAAGCCGAAGCGGTACGGCAGGGGCGGAAGTGGCGGATACGGAGGCGGCGGCGCCGGCTCCGGCGGCATTGCCGTGAAGAACGGAAACGGCACCATTACCCCCGGCACACCCGGGTCCGGCGGTTTAGGCGGTCCGGGCGGCCCAAGCGCGGACGGCTGTGTTATTTTGTACTACCGCAAATTCGGACAAGCAAAAGCAGGGCCGCTGGTACAGAAGGGCGGCGGATTGTTTTTCGACCGCTTGAACAAACTTTTCATCGTGTGAGGTGATTCCAATGACGATTGAACAGAGAGTCGCAGTCTTGGAGGAAATTTTCTCCAAGATTCAAGATTACTACACATCCGCCTACTCCGGTGAGGAGATCGACGCGCGGCTGGCCTCCGCCGGTGTGCCGGTGGGCATTACCAAGGAGTACAAGAGCGTGGCCAAAATGAACCAGGACTTCACCGGCACGGACGTCCAGCGGGGCCAGTTCGTCCTGATTCTCCCGGACAGTACGTCCTCCGCGGACTACGGCAAGGTGTACCTCAAGGGCACGGCTAACTGGGTGTATGCATTCACCCTCACAACGCTCACCTCCATCAAAGGCCCTATTGGCCCTCCCGGTAAAAAGGGCGACAAAGGCGATCCCGGTTCCAGTTTCGCTATTCTGGGCTACTTTGATACGCTGGACGCCCTCAAGGCAGCCGTCCCCAATCCCAAGGCCGGTGACGTGTATGGCGTGGGCACTGCGCCTCCGTACAACATCTACATCTGGGATTCCGTCCACGGCAAGTGGGTACCCAACGGCAACCTGCAAGGCCCGCAGGGCAAGCAGGGTATTCAAGGCCCCGAGGGAAAGCAGGGGCCGGAGGGCAAGCAAGGCCCGGAAGGCCCCGTAGGCGGCTCCGGCAACTTTGTCCGCTACGACGCGGCGCAGAGCCTATCGGATGCGCAGAAGGCGCAGGCCCGGGGGAATATTGGGGCAATGCAGGGCATTGAGAGTGCAGACCATCCGGGCTGCTACTATGTCCTTAATGGCTCCGCAGTCGAGTGGGTAAACCCGCCCATGGAGTTGGGCACTGAGTACCGCACCACCGAGCGATATATGGGAAAACCAGTATACAAAAAGCTGGTTACAACAGGCGCACTTCCCTCTGCTACGGGGGTGGTGGAATATTTCCCATTTGGCACGGATTACAATGCTGGAGAATACACTGTTTTCTCTTCTGAATACCATATTGCCAATAACTCTAATGATGGCGGGTGGACAATAACTATACCGAAGTTTTCGAATGGTTCGCTTGATGTAAGCATGGGTTTTAGTGGTAGGCGTATTGATATATATGTGAATAGCGACAAGTCAAGTTACTACGGCTTTGCCTTGCTAAAATACACCAAAACAACAGACTGACTATGGACTACTGCGTGATTTGCGGAGCAGTTGTGCCGGAGGGGCGGTGGGTTTGCCCAATTTGTGAGCACCGCTGGCCTGAATTTTAACATGCACGAAACCAAGTCGGACGTCTGACTTGCACGAAAGCAAGTCGGAACTGCCCTAAAAACTGCAACTTTTTAAGGGGGTGTAGAATGGAAATTCTACAGATCGTATTAACTGCCGCCACCGGCTCCGGCGTGACCGCCATCATCCTCGCGATCCTCCAGCGGAAATGGACCAAGGATGACAAGCGGGACGCCATCGTGGACGCGCTCAAGGTGCTGCTGATCGACCGGGTGCGCTATCTGGGCCAGAAGTACATCTCCGACGGCAGCGTCAGCCTGTCGGACAGAGAGACGCTGGACGAGATGCACCAGGCGTACAAATCCCTTGGCGGCAACGGGCACCTGAAAATTATCATGTCCGAGGTCGGGGAACTCCCAATCCGGAAAGAGTGAAAGGAGAAAAAACATGGAAAACATCAAGAAACGGCTGGGCAATCTGCTGGCGGTGAAGTCGCTGGTGACCATCACGCTGACGGTGGTGTTCGCGGTGCTGGCCCTGCGGGGTGACATTTCCGGGACGGAGTTTCTCACCATTTTCACCACGGTCATCGCGTTTTACTTCGGCACCCAGCGAGTGGCCGAGGACAAAAACAGTTAAAACCGGTTGAAAAGTCAATCGAAAATTTGAAAGGGGACATATTATGAACAAGATCTACGAGAACATCATCAACGAGGGCAAGGCCACCGGCAAGCCCATCGAGGCCATCAACGCGGAGCTGAAGGAGGCCGGTGCCAACTTCCACCTGAATCCCGACGGCGGCGTGGCCAACTGGACCGAGGCGGAGATGGCCGAGGGCTTCATCCCTGCGGAGAAGGAACCCGCCGACGTGCGTCATCTGCATGATTATATGCGGTACGATGTCACGAAGGCCGGTCAGACCGTCCGTGTGGAGACCCCGGAGGGCACCTACGACATTACGTGGGACGAGGGCGGTCATCCTGAGAAGGCTGTGAGAGTCAATGGTTGATACGTTTGACTGCGCAAGAGCGCAGATCTACCATAACCCCGGAAGGCTGACCGCGGCGCAAATCAAGGCCAAGACCGGCTGCACCCACATCATCAACGGTTACCTGTTCAACGGCAAGTTTCAGCCGGTGGGCTGGACGGTGATCGACGGCAAGATCATCAGCCGGGACAAATACCAGGACTGGGGCGTGTCCATCGGCTCCGATGGTATCCCGAAGATGTTGACGGACCGGGGAGGATCTTTCCTTTCCGGCGTCCCCATCCTCAAGGGCGGTTCTAAGCTGTACCGGGAGCTGACGCCGGACGTGGCCCGGTCTGCCGCCCGGACTGCGGTGGGCTGGCTGGCCAACGGCAAGGTGGTGCTGTGGTGCGACAAGACCAGCCTGACCCGTGAGCAGCTCCAGAACAAGCTGCTGGGGCTGGGCGTGGTGGATGCCCTCATGCTGGACGGCGGCGGGTCTACGCAGGGCATTTTCCCCAATGGGAAAGTGACCAGCAGCCGGAAGGTGCCCACGCTGCTGCTGTTTTGGGAGCGGTCGGCCAAGGTGGAAGATCAAGCCCTCGTATGGGGCAAGGCTCACGGCCTGCTAACGGACGCCAACGCCGGGGACACGGTGACCCGCGCCGACATGGTCCGGGCGCTGTATCAGATTTGGGGGGATAACCATGGTTGAGATCCACGCTTACAGCAAAGCCGCCTCCGGGGGCAAGCAGCTCTCCGCCCATTTCAAGGTGCGGGAGTTTGCGTGTGGAGACGGGTCTGACGCTGTTTTGGTGGCTCCCCGGCTGGTGATGGTACTGGAAACCATTCGCTCCCATTTTTGCGCTCCGGTGGTCATCCATAGCGCCTATCGGACGCCGCAGTACAACGCCAAGGTGAATGGTGCGGCCCACAGCCAGCACTGCTATGGCATGGCGGCGGATATTTCCGTCAAGGGTCAGACACCGGCAGCGGTGGCGGCCTTCGCCCGGACGCTGATGCCCGATTGGGGCGGCGTGGGCATTTACAGTAAGAAGGGCTTCACCCACATCGACGTGCGGGAGAAACGCTCCGACTGGACAGGCTAAACATCTGAAAGGAGGGCCAGAAGATGGCAACAACATCCACGCGGTTAATCCGCGCTCTGCAAGTCTGGGTAACCCATGGAAAAAACAAATCGAGAGATCCGGGCGCTGTTGTCATCCATGGCCCCGGCCCGGGCGGTGCAGGCCGTCCGGCTGGTAGGGCTTCCACCTGATGAGGAAACAGCGGTGCTGGCGGTGGATGTCCACGGCCAGAGTTGCCTCCAAACGGCGGAGCGGCTGCATGTGAGCGTGGACACCGTAAAGCGGCTACGGCGCTCTGCTTACCGAAAATTGCAAGACGAAATCTATACTACACGTTGAGAGACGCGGTTCAATTTGAACCGCGTCTTTTTTGCGCACTTTTCTGCCCTTTTCCTGCCACTTTGAATGGAGGTTTTTGGCTTACTATGAAAGCAGAGCAAGGGAGGGATTCTCCGTGATTACAAATGGTAAAGAATACATTGACCGTCTGCGGGCGTGCGGAATGAGCGAATCTAGCGCCACAGATATTTGTTATAAATACGCAGCACAGGATGATGAAGAAGGGCTGGCTGAATTGGTGAGAGCAAACGAATTGCTCTACGATGACCGCCGGGAATATGTATAAGTATTTCAACCCCAATCCCTGCGGAAAAAATGTTGGAGACTGCACCGTGCGGGCGATCTCTAAGGCAACCGGGATGGAGTGGGGCGAGGTGTATTTACGGCTCTGCATCCAAGGGTATCTGGATGGCGATATGCCGTCTGCCAACGCTTGCTGGGGGCGGTATTTGCGAAGCAATGGATACAGACGGTACATTGTTCCGGATACTTGCCCGGATTGTTATACGGTTGGACAGTTTGCAACAGATCATCCGGCAGGCACTTATATTCTGGCTCTGTCCGGCCATGTGGTTTGCGTGCAAGATGGCACAATCTGGGATAGCTGGGACAGCAGCAACGAGAACATCTTGTATTACTGGGTCAAGGAGGATGACTAAAATGGCTTACACACCTTACGGATGGCAAAACCCTTATTACGCACAGCCCATGCCGGATAATCTGGCACAACTCCGTCAACAGCAGATGCCTCCAATGATGGCACCACAGCCCCCTCAGAATCCGGTGGCGCAGAGCGGTGTGCAGTGGGTCAGCGGCGAACAGGAGGCCCGGAACTGGATGATTGCGCCCAATGCCGCCGTGGCTTTGTGGGACAGCTCCGCGCCTACGGTGTATCTCAAGAAGGCGGATGCCAGCGGTAAACCGTCCCTCACGATTTATGACCTCGTAGAACGCACAGAAACGCCCCGTACAGCCACGCAGGAAAAGGGCGTGGAGTTTGTCACCAGAAAAGAATTCGACGCACTAGCGGCGCTTGTGGGCGAATTGAAAAGCAAGAAGAAGCGCAAGGTAGAGGAGGAAGAGGACGATGAGTAACAATCCGTTTTTCAATGCGTTAGGTGGCGGACAGATGCCGGGGTCGATGAGCGGCTTTCCTCAGCTTTTACAGCAGTTCAAGCAGTTCAAGGCAAGTTTTAAAGGCGACCCAAAAGCGGAAGTGGAGAAGATGCTGCAAAGCGGCAAAATCTCACAAGATCAGTTGAACAAGATACAGTCAATGGCAAACCAATTTCAGGGGCTTTTCAAGTAATCAAAATCGTGGCCACGGTTTGATATAAATATTTTTTCAAAAGGAGTGATACTATGTCTCTTTCCTCTGACGGCACCATGCTGACTATGCCTGTGGCTCCTGCCAACACCGGAAACGGTAACGGCTTCGGCTGGGGCGGCGATGGCGCATGGTGGATCGTGCTGTTCCTCATTTTCGCTGCGTTCGGTGGCTGGGGTAACGGCTTTGGTTTCGGTGGCGGCGGCAACGGCGTGATGGACGGTTATGTCCTGACCTCTGATTTTGCCAATGTCGAGCGCAAGATCGACAGTGTAAATCAGGGTCTTTGCGACGGATTTTACCAGCAGGCGCAGCTTATCAACGGCACCAACATGGCGATGGCAAACGGCTTTGGGCAGGCTGAGCTTTCCCGCAGCAACCAGCAGGCGGCTCTCATGCAGCAGTTGACTGCCATGCAGATGCAGGCAGCTGAGTGCTGCTGCAACACCCAGCGCAGCATCGAGGGCGTGCGCTATGATATGGCGGCGCAGGCTTGCGATACCCGGAACACGGTGCAGAACGCCACCCGGGACATTATCGACAATGCCAACAGCAATAGCCGCGCGATCCTCGATTTCCTGACCCAGAGCAAGCTGCAGGATCTCCAGAGCGAGAACCAGGGCTTGAAGCTGGCCGCATCTCAGGCGGCGCAGAACAGCTATCTGGTGTCCCAGCTCCGGCCTTCTCCCATTCCGGCCTACACGGTGCAGAACCCCTATTGCTGCAACCAGTTTGCCGGATGCGGCTGCTGACAACTGCATAGCGTAGCTTTTTGTTGGCAATGTTTTGTTGACGCCAACAAAATGTTCGGCCCCGTGCCGATACTGATGACAAAGCGGCGGGGCAGTAGCCCTGCCGCTGATTTTATGAAAGGAGATTTTTATGCCTGAATACACTGCCATTGCCGCACAGACCGTAGCGGCAAACCAGAACGTGCTTTTTACGGAAGCACCGATCCCCTGCACTAAGGGCCTTGTGACGCACCGCGCAGGCTCTGGCCTGTTTAACCTCCGTGGTAACTGCTCCCAGTGCCGCGTCCGCTATAAGGTGGACTTTATCGGCAATATTGCCGTAAGCACCGGCGGGACCCCCGGCCCCATCTCCGTTGCCATTGCGGTTGACGGTGAGCCACTCCCGTCCTCCGTTGCGACGGTGACGCCCGCAGCGGCGGGGGCATTTTTTAACGTGGATGCATCCGAGTACGTTGACGTTACAAAGGGTTGCTGCGCGTCGCTGTCCATCCGCAACGTTAGTGGCGAGGCCATTGACGTGAGCAACGCGAACCTTATCATTACCAGAGTTTGCTGAGAAAGGAGAACACAATGGGAATGAAATCTATGTATGAACTGCGGGATATGCTCTGCAAGGAGCTGGAAGAAATCACCCGCAAGGGCGAGCTGGGCGCCGGGGATCTGGACATTGCCCACAAGCTGACGGACACCATCAAAAATATCGACAAAATCGAGGCAATGGACGAGCGCGGCTATTCCGGGCGCTATCTGGATGATGACCTGCGTGGCTATGGCCGTGGCAGCTCCTATGCCCGTCGGCATTACGTCCGTGGCCATTACAGCCGCACGGACGCCACTGAGCATCTTCGTAGCCAGATCAACGATATGATGCGGGAGACCGACGATGATCGCATCAAGGATGCCCTGCGCCGCGCAATGGACATGATGGAGGACTAAGGGGGTAGGCCCCAATGATTGACGAGCGAGAAGTGGCACTATGGATCAAGCGGTTGGAAACGGAGGAATCAAGCTGGACGAATTACGAAAAGCTTGCGGCGCTGTATACCATCCAAAACCAGAACCGGGAGCCGGTGAGGGAATCTCGCATGATCGAGGCGTATTCTGCGGCTCCCGCGCCTGACAGCGATTTCCTCCGGGCGGTGTCTAACGTTGACCCAGCCCGTGCGTGGGAGGTCATGGACGAGCTGATGGACAGCTTGCAGGTGATAAACGAGCGGGTTTACAATAGCGTCATGCGGAAATTGGAAAGCTAAACTTAACCCCTCGGCAAATGCCGGGGGGTTAGTTATATTTTAACGTTAGCGTTTCCAAAGGTAAACCTACCAATTCGGAGTTCATCGCCATGATTGCGGACCGGCTGACACTGGAGCAGAAAAACGGAAAAGCCTGGCAGGATTGACGTCTCCGGTTCCGATGTTTGCAGAAAATTGGAAATCGGGCTTGGCAGAGAGAAAAAATTGTGTTATTCTGTTTTCCAAACGAATAAGGAAAGAAGGAAACACAAT